CATGTTATCCACCTAATCCAATAGATAGTAGATTACCAGTATTTCCTATTATATCTTGTAAACCAGCATTTCCTGTTTGCTGTAAAGTCGCTAATGTATCTGGTGATAAACCACCAACATTGAATAGATCGTATAGCTCTCTTCCAGAAGATTGATTAAACAAACCTGCTGCGTTGTTAATCAGACTACCAATGTTAGACCCATTCTGACCCAATAACTGATTAGCTACGTTACTACGACCAACAGCTAAAGCATCCAACGCAGCTTGCTGAGCAGCTAAATTCGATGCTGTACCTAGCCGTTGTGTCTGACCAACTTGCTGTAGGCCTTGTCCGTATAAACTTAAAGGTGCTGTGATAGCTGCTGTTGCTGGTTGCATATATGCATTAGCTCTTGCTATATCAGCTTGAGTAGCTGCTTGTCCTAACTGACCAGACAACTGTTGTTGTTGAGCCTGTAAACCAAGTAAGTTACTTATTGGTGAGTATGCGGTAGTACCCTGAGTTATCAAAGCACCACGCTCACCTAAAGCAGCTTGCCTAGATTGTAGTTCTCTTTCTAGCTGTTGTCTAGCAATGGCTTGTTCTTGTGCTAATAACTCTGGTGAAGAACCACCAAAAGCTGAACCACTTACACCCAATCTTCCTTGAGCACGTAACCTAGCCTCTGTAGCAAGACGTTGACGCTCTACTTCAGGTGCGGACAATGCAGCAAGTTTCTTATAGTAGTCAGATGCTAAAGTGTCAATATTCATATTCTCTGCTGCTAAAGCAGATTGCCCAGCAACACGAGCAAAAGGAGCATATAATTCTAACCCTGTTGGGGTCATTGTTGTTTCTAATTGACCTGTTGGACTAACTTTAGTACCAAACAACTGATTACTTACACCATAGGGTGTAAAATTACCAATCATACCAGATGCTTTAAATGCTACATCTTGTAAACCTGTTTTAGCTTCAAAACCAACATCACGGTATAAACCAGCTAAGTTTGTAGCAATAGTATTGTATTCAGCTTGACTTATCTGTCCTTGTTTACGTAGCTTATCAGCAGCATCGTTAACCATTGCTAAGTTAACACCGCTAGACAACAAACCACCAAGCAGGTTTGCCCCTCCACCACTTAGTAAAGAAGGTGCTGCTTTAGCGTCTGTGCTAGCTACTGTAGAGCCTGCAACAGTGCCTGTAAGTGCATTAGCACCTGTTAGTGCTCCTGTCGTACCTGCTGTAATTGCTCCACCACCACCTATTATATTTCCAGCAGCACCAGCAGCTCCTAGGGCAGCAGCATCTGTACCTACAGCTTTACCGGCAGCTACAGCATCAGTTATTGACAGTCCAGCAGCAGCGTTACCAGCAGCAACTTCAGCAGACATTGCTGCAATATTTGCAGGAACTCCTGAAGCAATTGCTTCACCAAAAGCTGCGGTAGCTGCTTGAGCTAATGTAGAAGCTGTTGTTGTTGGAATACCTGTAGCAGCTAATGTAGATGTTATCTGTGATGTGCTAAGACCCTGTGCTGCTAACTGAGCTGCATCTGCTGCTACAAAAGCTGCTTCTGACGCGCCTAACAAACCAGTACCTGTTAGAGCTGCTTCAGTACCTACAGCACCAGCAGCAGTTGCTCCAGCAGCGGTAGAACTAGCAGCACCGGCGCCTTCAAACAAACCACCAGCGGCTTTTAATAAAGCAGGACCACCAATAACAGCAGCAGCTCCTAAAGCAATTTTAGGCAAGTCTTTAACAAATCGTTGCCACATTGTACGATCTTCAGATACCTGTTGAGTTACTTGTCCTGTTGTAGGATCTAAAATATCATATCTTTTAAAGTTACCAGATAAACCTGACTGATCGTTAGACAGGGCAACAAGGTTATTACCTGAAGGTCCAACAAGCCACTCACGTCCTTGGAAAGTTACGGGATTATATTTTGTCTCGTTCCCACCCTCTAAACTTTCTGTGTATTTAGCCTTTTCTATTGCTTGTTGAGCCGGTGTTAATGACGCAAGTCTTTCTTGTTCTTTAATATATTCTTGACGCTGTTGCTCTGCTGTTTTTACAACAGTGCTACTATCTTCTTGAAATCCGTATTGATCAGAAAATGTAGGGAGTGTTATACCAGCTTGTGAAAAATACAGATTTACTTGGTCTACAGGAAGCCCAGTAATGCTTGCTAAATCGTTAGCAGTAGCTCCGTATCTTTTAGCTGCGTTAGTTATAACTTCAGGGTTGTTTAAGTTCCCTACAATGAAGTCTAAGACTCCTTGCTTTTCTGTAGGGCTTAAATTAAATGTGGTAGCCATTAGTGATTCCTATCAAAAATTATCATACTGTTCTTCCAGTTTTGAAAAAGGCATCGATTTGTTGAATAGATAATACATCAGCACTAATGTTGGCTTCAATACCAATCTGAAACACTCTACCAGAACCGCTTACTTGTTGTTTTAGTTGATTGATGATTGTTCCTGAATTATACTCAGCTATGTTGTACTCAGATATGTTGTACTCTGCTCTTGGCTGTCTTGATGGTAAAGCTAGCTGAGATGATGAATAATTTCCTGAGTAATCTATACCCCAGCTTAAGAAAATATCAGTATTAGACCCACCAATAACAAGTATAGAAAACTTCTTTAAGATCTTTATGATAGAGGCGTTACTAGCATCAATGTGTGATGTGTAATAAGCAAACCTGAATGAACTGCCATTGTCAGAGTACAGAGCACCATATTCACCGATATAACCTACACGGCTGATGTATAGTTTCCTGTCTCTGGTGGACAATAACGACTTAGGAGCTATAGTCCAGGTAGTTGTTTTACAGCTACCATCTTGTAGTCGTTGTTTAAGATCAAAACAATAGGTGTAAATTCTTGTTGGTAAACTAAGTAGATAGAATCCGTTACGTTCATCAAACACAGATTTGATGTCATCAGTAGTTGCGTTAATAATTACATCAACAATCAAGTCATCACGGACATTCCTTGATACATCGAACAATGGTCCTGATTTCTCTTGAATAGTTCTACCAAGGCTACGTACACCTGTATCAGACAAGAAGAAAATATCACTACCTACATCTTGTACAGAATCTCTAGCAATACATCCTACACCATCAATGACTTCCACTAACTGAAGGTTTGTTGTAGGATCTTCTTCAGCACCAGAATAGATGATAGTGCTTTTCTTACAGAATATGATCAACAAGCCATTAAAGGCTGCTAAGGCTGTGATACTGTCAGAGCCATTAGTTAAGACAGATTCAATGCTGATAGAACCATGAGTACCACCATTCCATTTGTAACCAATCAATGAATCTGACCAAGTAACTGTCTTCTTATCTGTGGTGGTGTCCGCAACCCATAGACGACCGTAAGCTGCTAACACTTCATTGGCTAATGGTACAGTACCTGAATAGGAAGCATGTGCTGACATCTTCTGCCATGTGTTACCAGTATGATCATACAACAGTGGATCATGACCACGTTGAAAGAAGTAAGTATGATCATTAAAGTTTACTGCTTTCCAGTTCTGTGCTGTCCAGGTAGCATCCGAGTAAACCTGAGTAAGTGTTGTTGTACCAGTGAAGATCTTCTTATCACCAATAGAACCGATAACTGTAGTACCATCAGACTTAACGATCTCAAAGATCAATGATGGTTCTTCACCGTTAAAACCTAAGGTAGTGTTGACGTTATCCCAACCTTTTCTAGCTGCAATACGACCATATTGATCAATAACAGCATTCTCAGCACGAAGTGCAAACTCTTTAGGTAAAGCTACAGAAGAGTCTTGAGTGTTAAGACCAGCAAAGCCGGGAGCAACAATATTTACTGATTGTAGCTCAGCAGCCATTATGACCACTCCCAGGTTGTTTCATCACCGTAACGCTCTGCCTCAATAGAGATATAAGAAGCCACTGCTTTACGGTATAGATCAGCTTGTTGTTCGCTTAAACGTCCACCATCTTCACCACGTTCGTTGATAGCACGAAGATAAGCACCTTGTATAACTAACTCTGAAGGAACATAAACAACATCAGTACCAGCGGACAAATCAGCCTGTGGTACAACACAGTCTACTTTAACAGTCAATGCTGACGTTGGGATAGGCCATAAATCAAGAGTAATAACACCAGTAGATGATGTGCTGTTACCAATAGAAAAATACTGAGGATCTCCATTCACTGAACCTTGAAGATTATTCCATTCATGCATTTGATTCTGTGTAGCTTGCTGAAGATCTCTCTTCAGCGATGGTATGTAAACCACTAACAACCTTGCTCTTGGATTAGTAGTAGGTATTTCGTAGTTCTGTGTACCGTTAGCAGTGGTGATTGTTTTTGTTGTTCGAAGCACAGACCAGTTCCAAGCATCTTCAACTTCTCTCTTAGCTTCATTAACAAAATCACCAATTAACTTAACATAGGCTGTATCAGTTGGCGTGATAGCCTCTGTCTCTCGTATACGGCGTAGAACACCATTGATGCAGTCTAAGAATGTAGCCATTACCATTTCACCTTATCAGCCCAGTACGCAGCAGACATTTTACCTTTAGCAATGTTCTTAGCGTGACGAGCCTTGAATGATTTATTTCTAGCAGAACCCTCTGGAGAACCTGAAACACCTTGTTGACCGAACCGAATCGTCTTAACTTGATCACCGTCCTTTGCTACAACAATGTGAGATTTAGTAGGATGTGTTGGGGTTTTTTTAGGGCGATTATATCCAGACACTCCTGCTCTTTCCAGCCTAGAATCCTTTTTCATTTCTTCTTAGCAGTTTTTGCTGCCTCCTTAAATGCTTTTGCTGTAGGAGCACCTTTAGTGCCAAGTTTTCTCATTTTCTCACCAGAGCCTTCAGCGATACGCTTACGCTTGGCTTGGATGTTAGCGTATAGTCCTTCTTTCATTTCTTTTTCTTTGGCTTAGACATACCAGCTTCAGACAAAGCAATAGCAACTGCTTGCTTACGAGACTTAACCACAGGACCACCTTTGCCACTGTGTAGAGTACCTTCTTTGTACTCTCTCATAACTTTACGTACTTTAGCTGGTTTCTGTTTCATGATGGATAACCCATCTTCTTCTCTTTAGCCTTCATAGCCTTAGACTCTTTCTTTTCATGCATCTTCTTTGCTTTCTTTGATGCATACTCTTCAGCAGCTTTTTTACCTTTAGCTGTGTAAGGAAACTTCTTATTCGCTACCATCGGCATTTTTATTCCCCTTGTTACGTCTAAACATACATTGAACGGTATCTGTTTCCCATATACGAATAGCAGTCCACATAATTGTAAGGATTGCGGCTATTGCAGGTAATAGCTCAGCTAAAGTACCTACTACAGTGATTATTGATATAGCATCACCAACCTGTTTTACCGACTCATCAGTGTGGAGAGCCATACTTAGACCAACAGTTGTATCTGTTGTTGTAACTCTAATAACTGCGCTTGCAATTGCTCTTTGGTTGGTGTTGGTGTTGGTTCAGGCTCAATAATTTGTGGTCGATTATCAATAAATTGACCGTCAATATAGTCAAAATCGAT